GAATGCTGCGTTGAGTCGCGATGCCTCGGTCACTGACACGTCGAGCGCCGTGGCAATCGTGCCCGCCTCAATAGCAACGTCGGCCGCCTTGTTGCCGATAGCCACGAACGCAGCGCCGAGCGCGCCGACCCCGGCCGGGCCCGCCAACAACCCGAGCTTGTCGGTGACGCCCTCTAGCCCTTCGGATAGGCCGCCGAGCTTGCCGGACTCGTTTACGTCGTCTAGCGATTCGTCTAGTTCCTCGGCCTCACGGTTGAGGTCGGCGAGGGATCTCATTGCCGGTTTGCCGTCGGCGTCGATCACTAGATACGCGGTTGTTTTACGTGGTGCCATCGTTCTCCCAGTTACTTGAGCGCGTCGAACGGTTGTTCTGGCCGGCACGCCCGAAATCGAACAGCGAATCGAACACGGTCAGAGCTTGCCAGACAGTAGGAATTCGTTTGCGTCGTAGAAGAATTCGGGGATCTCCGATTGAGAACGCTCTAGGGGTTTGCCCAACGGTTTCGCGCCGGGGTGGATAGCGCGGGTGCCGAACTTGCCGTCACCGAATGGCATCACAATCTGCTTTTTCGAGCGGGTACCGATGCGGGTACCGCGTCGGGTAGCGCGCCCGGCGCCGCCGCCCATACGGTGCGAACCCGCGCCATGTTCGACAATGACCCACATTCCCGCCGGTTTGTAGAATATGGACACGTCACCGGCCGACGGTTTGCGGTAGAAGATTGACGCCTTGCGCGGCCGCCGCAGTCTCGTTGAGGTCGTGCCCCGCGGATAGTTGCGTAGCCGTAGGTCGCCGCCGACCTCTTTTTTGAGTTCGGAGACGCCCGCCTTTTTCGTGTCGAACGCGACGCGGGTAAGCAACTGATTCTCAAACGTGCCGTTTCCGAGCTCGCGTTGCAATTCCCAATATTTCCCCATCTGGTCGGTCAGTGATGCCACGCCGGGCCCGGGCCGTTCAGGGTGTCGGCGGTGTGAGTGTCGGCGCTGCGGGCATCGGCATGTTGGCCGTCGTGACCCATAGCCCTTCACCCTCGCCGCCGTAGGTACCGGCCGACGCGGAGAACGTGCCCGCCGCCGATGGCACCGTCACGTCCTCGGGTACGAACGTGAAGAACAGCTCGTCACCGTCGTTTTCGAACAACAGTTCTGACAACGACGGGGTCGAGCCCCAGTCCTGCATGAACGTGAGCGCCAACGCGAACGACGATTTGATGCCCTTCGTTGACGGACCGGCGCAATGCGTCGCGGGGATAGGAATTGTGTTCTGTGTCGCCACAATTTGAAATTGTGATACTTGACATTCGAATACATCGGTTGGTGACGCGGTGTCGCCGATTGAGATGACGCCTCTGCCGAAAAGTGTTGTTGCCATGATTGCTATTCCTCTATCTGTGGTGGTTCGGGCTCGGGCTCGGGCTCGGGCTCGGGCTCGGGCTCGGTGTTCGGGGTAGGGCCGGGCGGCGGGCAAATGTCGTCGCCGGGGAACCGGGCGCCGATGACCGATTTGATAGCGGCCGGGGTTGAATCGCCGTCGGCGAAAATATCGATTTCGGGTTCGAACTGAACCGGTGAACCGGCGATGATTCCGAGAACGCGGTGCACCGTTTTCTCCATGAGTCCGAACTGACCTTGCCCGCCCTCGCCGAGCGGGTACCGAACAACAACGTTGCATTCTCGATACACGACCCGGTAGCCCTCAAACACCGATAGCCCGGTCGGTTCTAGGGTGATAGCGGGCAACGCAACCATCGGGTGACCGGGCCCTACGACGTTGACGCCCGCCGGTTCTAGCAATTTCGCTAGCTCGTCGTAGGTCATGCCAAACCGAAATTCTCGCGCAAGTGATCGTAATACTGGTCAAGGTGCGAATACAGCTTCGCGGGGACCGTGCCACCGCCGAACACGTCACCGTCGAACCCGGTCAACGCGCCGGTCAACACCGGGGTGTCTTGAAAGATCCGCATTGACATCAGAATCAGGCCGTTGGTTATCAACGCGTCGGCGTCATCGAACCCGGGCACCGAATCGCGCAATACGCCGGTGTCGTTCTCTACGTACTGGAAAGCCGCCTCTGTCGCCGTGTCTAACTCGGTTGACATGTCGGTTGCTAGGCGCGCCGCAGCAGCGGCCGCTACCGCCTCGGTGGTGATTGCAGTCATAGCTACGGCGCGCCGGTCACTCAGAGCGCGGGAAGCGCAACGATTCCGGCCGGAACACCGACGACCGATGCGCCCATACCCCAAACGGCGACGTTCTGACCGAGGCTTGCAACGTCCTCCTCGGTGACCGTCATGGGGCCCTCCTCGTGCCACTGCGCGGCCGAGCTATTCGACACGAGAATTGTTCCGGTGGCGAGGTACGGGTCATGGATCACCGGCAAACCGGACACGTTGACGCCGAGCGTCGATGCTTGCGCGGTGCCGTCAATGCTCACGGTGCCGTAGACCGGCGGCACGAGCCCGTCAAGGGTGCCGATTGCAAGGTAGGCGTCGGTAGCGGCGAGCACGAACCCGGCCGGTGCGCCGGTAGCCGCCTGCACCTGAACCGATGCTTTGAACAAAACCGTTTTGAGGTCGGCGAGGGTGCCGGTCAACGGCCACGCCTCGCCGGGGACCGCCGCCGCGGTTACAGCGACACCGAACGCCGCGTCGGTTGTGATACCGAACGCCGTTGACATCACCCGCGAGTAGGTGTCGCGGTAGCTCGGCGACGAACGCCGCAGCAGTTGGTAGGACACGGTCGAGCCGCCCGCGTACGTCTTGAGCGGGGCGACACCGCGAAGAATCTTGACGAGCACCGACGCGATTTCTTCACCCTCGGCGAGCTGTTCCAACACGAGCGCTTGCATGTCGAGCGCCGGATCGAGATAGGGAAAGTCAACCTCCATCCCCGAGGGTGGGAGCGCCAACGAACCGAACGCCGTCACCGCCGGGCGCGCCTGGTCGATGACACCGAACACCGTTGACAACCAGGCCGGGGGAACGACACCGGGGTTGTCGGTTGTGATCTGGTCAACGAGTGCACGGTTGAGGACGCCGGTCAGTTCGTCGTCGTCGTACGCGGCAATCGCGAAATCGGCGAGGTTGCGATACTTTGCCAACGGGTGCACCGGGGCGGCGCCCTTGTTCTGATTCGGAGCGTACGCAATCATTTCGCGTCGTAGCTCGTTGCCGAGTGAGGCGAGGTCATCGGCGGTGATTGTGTCGGCGGTCAACGTGTCGCCGCCCTGGTCGTTGGAATCGTTTTCGTTTGTCATTGTTGTTTCCTTTGTCTCTCGGGTTGCGAGTATCGGCGCGGTATGCGCCGGGCGGGTAGCGAACGCGACACCGAACAGGGTTACGTCGCGGTGTACGACGCCGTCGTTGTCGGGCCGGTCGGCCGGGTTCGGCATGAATTCCATTGACACCGAATCGACCGAGCCCGAGCGCACGAGCGCCAGTAGGTCGCGCCCGGCGGTCGTGTCGGCAATGGTGAGGTCAATGGTCGGGTCGGGCGACTCGCGAAACGATGTCGGTTCAGCGTGACCGATGAGGTTGCCGTGATGCACGTCGCGCACCGTTATGCGCTCGGCCGGTTTCACCGAGCGGATCGTTTCGCGGTAGCGAAGAACGCCGGTCGGCGACATGTCGGTTACCGAACGGACCTTGCCGTACTGCGCCAGTTGCACAACAACGGTGTTCGAATCGTCGTCGGCGACGAGGTCGGTCGTATCACGCGTCAATAGGTCGTGGTCCATCATTCAACCGTTCAGTAGATAGGGGCGGGTAGCCGATGAGGTCGCGGGCCTCGTTGACCGTGAGCAATCCGGCCGCCCGGTCGTCGCGGGCGAGTTGGTGCCGTTCGGGTTCCTCTAGCCGGGTCAACGTTGAGGTGTCGAACTGCGCCGAGATACCACGCGGGAGCATGTCGGAGAACGCCGCTTCGATTCGGTGTAGATAGCCGGTGTTCAGACCGACGGCGAGCCAACGCCGGAATTCGTCGCGGGTTGTCGAATAGCTCAACGACCCGCCGATTGCTTCGGCGTTCAAGATTGAGCTAGGAACTTGCATCACTCGGGCAACGGTCGCGTCGAAATAGTTGATTGCGTCGAGCACGAGCGCGTCGGCGGCCGATTGAGGGGTGAACGTTTCAAGAGTGAGGTTGCCAGACAGAACCGCCGGGCGCGAGTTCTCGCGGGCCGTTCTCCAAGCGTCGAGCAACGCTTGCGCCTTGTCTTTGGCTAGCCGGGTCGGTGTGATAAGCGCATAGGGCGGTACAGCGCCCGCCGAGTAGTAGGTAGAGGCGAACAGATAGGCCGTGTTCAGATTCTCTAGCGCATCGTGAATCAGCGTCAACGGCGACGCGCCGACCGGCGAACCGCCGTCGAGCACGAACGGAATCAGAATCATCGACGCCCGTTCTACGTCGCGGCCGTCAACCGCAATATTCGTGATGACCGACCCGGTCGAATCAAGTTGATAGCTGATTCGCGGCCAATCGATCACCTCAACCGCCAACGGCGAGCGCGGGGCCTCCTCGGTCGTCCATGCCATGACGCGCAGCGCGGCCGTACCGTGACGGGTCATCTGGTTTACGACCCGCTCGAACGTGTCCGATGAGGGTTCGGTCGGGTTCGGCCGTTCGGTTATCGGCGCGTTGACCGGGGTCGGTCGGCCGTTCGAATCGACAGATTCAAGGGTGAACGATCCCACGGTGTCGGCGACAAGTTGCCGAGCGGCGACAACAATCGGGATTCGGAAGGGGTCCGCTGCGGTTGCGCGGCCGGTGAACGTCGTATCAGACGTGACCGACGGTTGATTGAATAATTGCGCCCATAGACCCATCAGGATTCAATCGTGGTCTAACACGGTGCCATCTGGCAACGACCGGGGCTATCGCGTGGGGCCCTGGTACCTCGCGGGCCGTTTGCGTCGCTTAGAACGCAACGCGCCGTGGTCGATTGCGCCGGGTGTTCGATTACGTGTTCGATTTGAAGTCGGCCGGCACGAACAGCCGTTCGATGCGGTCGAGTAACTAGTAGATAGTGGGGTCGTAGCCGCCCGCCGTGTCGGGGTGAGTGAACCACGCATAGGACGCCGCAATAAGCGGGGACACGTCAACGGGTGAGGTGCGCCGCGAGAACGACCACGCGCCGTCGCCGACCGACCGGCGCCGGGCACCGTTGACCGCGGTTGTGAGGGTGAGGTCCGGGACGTGATGCAGGTTGCCGGTTCGCGCAGCGTTGACCATTCCGGCCGCAGCGTTGGCGCCGTCGGCTAGCGACATCTCTAGCGTGTAGATTCCGGCCGCGTCGATATAGCGCTGTAGCACACCGGCGGGTGAGCGCACGTCGTAGGCCACCGAGGTCACGTCGTAGTTGTCGCACAGATACGTCAACCGGTCGGTCACCCAACCGGTGCCCGGTTTGTGGTCGAGCACCTCAATGGTCGAGTCGGGGTAACACGCAACGATTGCGGCCGCCTCTTGGTTCTCGGATACGTCGAGCCCGAGCGCAATCGGTAGTTGCCGGTTCGGTTCGGCGTCGGTAGCGGCGGCCGCCCATAGCCCGGGGTCGAACGGTGCGCCGGTGACACCTACCCGGTCGGTCACGTTGAGGTAGGACCGTACGAATAGGTCGCGGTCGTGTTCGTATTCTTCGCGCAGCACCTCGGGGTCTAGTTGGCCGGGGTGCACGTCGCGCCACGTCACCGGGCTATCGGGGTCTAGCTCGGTGCCGTCAACGGTGTATTCGATATGGCAATGACCGAACCCGCTATCTTCGGCGGCCGCCTCGCGCCCGCGTTCTATCGTGTCTATCCACCATGTCGAATCGGCGTCACCGGCGGCCGACAACAGAATGATTTGCGAACCGGGTCGGGTAGCGCGTAGCGGTCTAAACGCCGTTTCGAGCTCGCGGCCACGTTCCAACGAGAACGACCACGCTTCGTCAATGACGATGAGGTCGCCGTATTGACCGTGCAACGCGGTAGGGGTCGGGGCGAACAACCGCAACCAGTTCGCTTGTCGGGGTACCGATAGCGATTCCTGACCGTTGGCAAGAATCGTTTTCGTGTAGTCGGTCAACGGTGAGGTGTCGAGCAACGGTAGCCACTCGTTACGCATTGTGAGCGATGCCGAGACGCGGTCCTGCGCGGTGAACCACGCGAGCCGACGGCGCCGAGCTGACACGATCAACGACATGGCGAGCAGGAACACGGCCAACGATTTACCGGCACGACGCCCAACCGAAATTGACACGGTGCGGTAGGCGTGCACGAGTTCGCCGGTTAGGTGATGCGGTACTAGCTCACCGGCCACGTCGAGCGCGTGTTGTTGCCACGGGTGAGGGGTGACACCTAACGACCGGGCCAACAACGGTATTCGGGCGCCGTCGGTAGGTCGGTCGGGGCGGCGAGGGGTGCCGTACTGCGGGACCGGGTGCGTCACCCGTTAGTGGCCGTGTCTAGCTCGGTCAAGAATGCTTCGAACGGATCTTCGCCGTCGGGGTCGGCCGGGGTCGTCGCGTCGAGCTTGCCGATAGTGGAGACGAACTGCGCGCAGCGGGCCGACAATGAGGCGATGTCGGCCGGGCGCACGTCGCGGGTTGAGGCGAGCTTGTCGAGATATGCCGACAAGAACGTAATCATTGCGGCCGAGTAGATAGCCGACCCGGTCACGTCGGGCACAGTTTCGGCCCATTCTGCAATACGTTCGGCGGCGACAACTATCGGGGAGCGGGGCGCGTCGTCGGGTCGG